TGTAGTTGGAGATACAGAACAAGAGCCTACTTTAACATTTCTTAATTCAATCACTTCTAGAAAGCCTGAAGGAATAGTAATACTAGAATTACTTTGAGCTACCGAAAAACCCTCTAACTTCTCTAATGGAGGAATACGAAGCTCCTCATAAATCTTAGCTTCAGCCATCTGAATAAACAAATCAAGCTGAGCTACGGTTAAATCTGTTCTGTTTAGCCAATCCGCAACTGCTGTGCGTAATGTAGCTTGATTAGTAATGGCCATATCGGGCTCCTACGTTAGTAATACATTAGATGAGGATATTCTGTTTTCATAATACGTTTAAATTTACGCATTTCTTCAGGTTGAATATTCGCATCATGAACATTTATTCTGTGCTTAGTCATAATGTCTAATGCTACAGAGTCTGGTACATTGCAAAAAGGTTTAAAACCAGTATCAGGCCTTTTCTGTCTACTCAATTCTTTCTGATATTTAGCCCACGCTAAGTGGTCTGTTACATCTTGAGTTACCCCGATACCGTTCCCTTTAACTTGAACGTTGTACCCTTTAAATAAATTCTCGTTTATCATCTTCTCTCATCATATTATTTATTATTAATAAACTCTCTTTTGAAAGTCTATTAATAATAAGCCCCCACAATAAAGCAGGGGCCTAAATTTTTACTTAACTAACTACGCAACGTTATGGATTAAACCATTACCAGTTGGAGACTTAGCCTCGAAAGTAACTTCTTGAACCATGTAAGAACGAAGAGAGTCACCATCTTGATTAATGTCACTAAACTGAATTGGACGTAAAGTGTTGCAAGACATCAATGAAGGATCGTAAACGAATACTTCAGTATTAGCCATTAGGTAGTTGTGTACTAGCTCAACATCACCAAAATCAGACTCATATAAGTCAACTGATTGACGTAGTGCGCCTTTGTCGTCGATGTTACGTCTAACGTTAGTAGTACCAGTCATAAGATCTGAGAACTTAACTTTGTTAGCAGTAGACATCATCACCTTAGAAGGTGCAGCAGATGTTTCACCGTTAATACCACGAAGTACTTCGTTGATATCAGCTAAAGTGAATGCAGCATCAGTATTAGCGTTAGCAGCTTCAGCAACAGTAGTACCGTTACCAGCACCAACTACCATACCAGTACCAGCTACAGCAGTAGCGGCAGTACCAGCATTAATGTTTGCACCACAATAAGACTGGTAACCACCCATTAAACGAGCGCCAGAAACAACAGCACCCGAAGCAGAAGCAGAAGCAGTAGAGATTTGCTTAGACACTAATGTCTTCTCAAGGTCTCTCATCATTTCTTTACCACGCTTTTCAGTTTGGTATTTGAATTCAGACTTGCGACCAGCCTTATCAACTGACTCTAACGTACCTGATACACGGATACCTTTAGTAAAGATTTGTGTACGGTTAGTTAGACGAGCAACTATTGGAGAATCGCTTTCAGAGAAAGAAGATCCTTCAACGTTAGCGTTCAATGCAGCAGCAGCAAGTGTGTCAGTAGACCACTCATGCATAGTTGCAGCAGCTTTGCCTTTACCAATTGATGATAAGAATGGAGTCATATCTCTCGAGATGTTCGAGATGTAGTTTGCTAGGTCTTCTTTCTGCCCAGCTTGTGTTGATGTTGTAAAATTTGTAGCCATTGTATTATTCCTATAATGTCAGGAAGCCTACTCAAACAGTGAATCGATTATGTTATCGAAAACAACTTTATTGTCATTCTCGGAACCCTTACCTTTGTCAATTCTCTGTCTGGATTGGTCTATCCTATTAGATTTTTTAGTGTTTTTAGAAACAGGCTTTTTAGTAGGTACTCGTTTGACAGCAACTTTCTTTCGTTTCACTGCTCCCTTACTTGTACTTTCCTTCAATCTACGATATCCATCAATTACAGCTACTACAGTAGGGTCGACAATAGAATCTACTAATTGCTCACCTAGGCCTAAACCTAATGCGAACTCTCTATTCTTTAAGGCAACGTCTTCCGACCAATCAGGGACGAGATTTGGTATCTCTGTTTTAAAAGATTCAACCTGTTGGTTAAATGCTTCTACTTGTTGTCCCTGCATCTTTTGCCCCATAGTCTCCATGATAGAGTCTCTATTGGTCTTACGTTTAGAATATTCTTCTTTAGCCTTCTCAAACTGTCTATTCAGTTTTCCAGCTTCGTAATCATCTTCCTCGTAAGCCTTATCGACTTTCTCTTGTAGACCTTTAAGAATATTTAAATCCTTCTCGTCTTCATTACCTAGTAACTGCGAATTGATATTAGCGTACATCATAGACTCTTCCTTAGCTTGCGCTAATTCTTTAGTCTGTTTCGCGATTTCATCCCCTTTCTTTGACTGATGTTGTTTAGTCTGGTAATTAGTAATAAGCTCAGCCATGGTAACACTACTGTCCTCACCGTCAATTTTAACGGGAACACTAAAGTCCATATCGATCTCACTATCATCCAATTCGTCAGTATCATCTTCTTGGGTAGCGTCCTCAGACTCATCCTCATCGTTTACTTCTTCCTCTTCTTCACCTTCATTTACTTCATCAACTTCTTCAGCGTCCTCTTCCGTGCGTGGATCCACACCTTCAAGTTCTTCTGTGTCTTCTTCACTATCTTGGGTAGCTGTCTCAGGCTCTAAGCCTAAAACTTCATCCGCCATTGCGTCAAAGTCAAAGTCTGAAACTTGTGACTCATCTCCATTACTAGAGGTAGCTTCACTATTTATTTCCGACATATAGTCTCCTATTATTTAGTAGGAGGGCCTATCTAAACCCTCGCAATCAATCATCATTAGTTCTTAAATAGAACCTCTTACTTCTTACTCTTACATTTATCACCATGCCATCTTCCATGCATAGCTTTAGTATTTTCCTCACCACAGTGTTCACACTTGATAAGACCACTATCTACTACAGGAGCGCTTTTAACGCTTCCCTTCATAGAGAGTAGGTTCTTCTTAGCTTCAATTAAATCATTAAGACCAGCAGCATTAGGCATAGTGCCCCTTGCAGCAGTCAAAGTCTTTACTTGAGCCGATATATGCATATCGATATTCTCGACAGCGGCATCTATGTAATCATTCATCATTCAGCACCTTCTTCACGAGATTTATTATTCTTAGCGGTAATAGAGTTCTCGATATTTCTTATTACTGCCCCCTGACTAATTGCTAACTTATAAATAAACTCTCTGCGCTCTGTTTCAAAGTGCTTAGTATCTAACCAATCTTTGAACAAGTTATTGAGAATATCCTCAGTTACCATAGTCATCGTATCTTTCAGCTCTTCACATTGATAACCTTTATTCAAGGTTCTCTGGGCATCATCATATACAGATACTTTCTTTGGTTTACCATCAGTACCTTTCTTGTAGTCCTGATGTCTATTATATTTTTGTTGTGTCATTCATCATCTCTCATCATTGGTTATTCATCATGCCTTGTACAGCATCCATGTCTATCCCAGCTTCGCCTGCCATCTGCATAGCTTGTTCTGGGTTCTGCATCGCAGCTTGAGCTAATTGCTCGCCTTGCGCTTGTACTTCTGCTGCTTCATTTTCCTCTTGCTCGGTATCTTGGTATAAGCTCTGGAAGTCTACTGGTACTTGAGAAGGAATTGTAGCCCCTTCAGTACCCATAGCCTTAACAGCAATCTCAGCCCATTTACGATTAGATTCATCTTCCGCAGATAGTAATTGACGTTTATTATCAATCTTTTTGTTATCGACCTCAGCCTTAATTAAACCAATATTAGCCTGACTAGTTTTAATAGCCATCTCTTGATTCTGCAACTCAAGCTGTTTAGCTTGCTCTGCTGTCTGATTATCACTCTCTTGTTTCTGTTGAATCTGCTGTTGACCAGCTTCATCTTCAGGGTCTACTAAGAACCTTGTAGGATCCATTCCCATATTCTCAAGTATGTCTGAGGCTAGGTTGAATGAAGCCATAGGGTTAATGTAGGCTGCCGCAGTCGGGTCCTGTGCCATCATCGGCAACATTTCGGCTAGCTGGTTAAGCTTAACTCCCACATTCTGATTAGAACTTTCACCTAAGTTGGCCTGAACTTCTAGGTCCATATTTGAAGGCATCAACTGCAGTTCTTCAGCTGTGACAGAAGCGTAACTAGCTCCCATTTTGTATCTTAGAGGATTCTTTAAATTACTCTTCATCTCTCTAAGAACTCCGCGACAGAGGTCTTTAATCCCGCTTTCTACAAAGCGTCTAGCAACGTGCTCGATACGAACTTGAGCAGCATTTTGAGCACCAGCCATCTTGCCTTCAGAATTACCTGATACGTATAAAGTATCATTTAATCCCATAGCAGTCTTGGTTAGACCAGTGGATTGTTCTTTTTGCAAACCTAAGAA